TATACCAGCCAACCTCAGCGAAGGTGAAATAGTCATTCCTGCTGATGTCGTAAACTTTCACGGTGTAAAACTATTCGAAGACTTACGTGCTGAAGCTAAGATGGGCTATGCTCAAATGGCAGCAGATGGACGTATGGGTGGAGAACCCATGATGGAAGATATGGACATTGAAATAACCATAGAAGACATAGATGTCATGGATGACGAAGAGCCTGTAGAAATGTATAGAGGTGGCACATCTATGGCTCAATATAAAGGTGTTACAAAAAATAGAAATATTAAATCATCTAAACCTATGACTGCAGCACAGCATCAAGCAAAAATAAGAGGTGGATCATATACTAAAAGAAGAGGCAAATCTAAACCAGTAGTAAATGTACCAACAACTTCAGGTCCAGCACGACCTCAGTTAACAGCAAAACCTCCAACATCTGATACAGTTGGACCTTCAATAGCAGACCAAATAAACTTTGGTGGAAAAGGTTTTGATAATAGAGATAATACAACTGCTGCCCCTGAGCCTCAAATGTCAGCGGCTGAAAGAGTCAGGGCGCTTGGAGGAAACAAAGGAAATGAATTAACGTTTGGACAAAAACTTGTAAAAGGCGCTAGAGATATGTTTGGTGCAAATGAAAATGTTTCTAACAGACGTGCTGATGAAGAAGAAGAAGGCATAGACGTTAGGTATCATGAAAAAGGTTTTGGTCAACGTTTTATGGAAGGTTTAGGCTTTGACGAAGGTGGTCTTGTAGAGCCAGAACCGTTTTACTCTCAAAAGGGTGGCTTTGATCTATCTAGTGTAAACACTGTTGTAGTTGAATACATGAATGATGAGGGTCATAGAATATTTATAACTTTTGTAGATGGTGTACCTCAGATGGAAATACCTGAAGGATATTACCCTGCAGGTGACGCTGTTTCATTAGATGATGTTGTTAACTATACTATACCTACTATGGAAGGTATATCACCTGAGCCTGTACAACAACGTACTAGAGTAAGTGATAGAGACAAACCAGAAACACCAGCACCTACTCCTGTAAACTACAAAGAGTTATCTATAGATGAACTAAAAGATATGATTGCTGATCAAAGAACTATGGGAAGTAAAATCTTTGCTGGGTTAAGTCCTCTAACTAAGCTTATTATGTGGGATCAAACTAGAAGAACTAAAGGTGAAATAGAAAGAAGACTAGCTGACCCTGCTACTTCTGAAGTAGACAAGATAAGATTAAATAACTTATTAGAGTTAATGAACAGAGAAGAACCTGGTTTAGTTAAAACTTTATTAGACAAAGTTCAGGGTAAAGAGTTTGAAAGAATTGCATCTCAAATACCTAAACCAGTTACACCTGATGTAGACTACAGTGATCCTACTTTAGCTCCTGATCAAGGTATAGCAAAAACATACACACCTGATCCACAAGAGTCTAGTCAAATGACAATGCCTTTTGAAGGTAGCACGTATGATGAAGTAGTGCCTATGACAACTCCAGGAGTAGACGCTCCTGTTACTCCAGGTGTACCTTTGACTCGTCAGCAAATAGAAGCTGCTAAGAAAGCGTCTGAAGAAGCTGCAGCAGTTGCGTTTGGTCAACCTGAAGTAGAGGAAGAAGCTGCTCCTGCTGAACAAGCTGCTCCTTTTACTCCTACTCCTATATCTAAAGATGAACAAAGAAGAAAAGACAGACAAGAAAAAAGTAAAAACTTACAAGGCAAATCTACCAAAAGAAAAACAGGTTTAGCACAAAGTGCAACACGAGGACTAAGCTCTAGAGAAAAACAAGGTGGAGCAGCGCTAGACACTCGCTTTGGTATCAGTGGATTAAACAAAGGTGGATTAGCAAAGAAAAAAGGTACAAAGAAAAAATCCAAATAACTATAAGGCCACTCAGCTACGGCTGACCCCAACATAAGGAGAAATCTAATGGCTACTAATGAAACGGCAAAACCAAACCCTATGGTAAAACCTGCTATCCCAAAAGTAATGATGGGAAGAGGTGGATACTTAAACAACGAAGAACGCATCAAGAAAGAAGAAGCTGAACTAGAAGAATTAAAAAAGCAAGCTAGGGCAGCAGCAGGTATACCAGAACCAGATGAAGAAAGTGTTGAAGATAAACCCAGTAGCGAAGAGCCTAAGACTGAACCAGTACAGGCAGAGGGTGATACCGAACAAAAAGAAGAATCCAAAGCAGAAGCACAAGAAGATGACTCCGAGCTAAGTGCTGAGGAGAAAAACTTCAAGAAACGTTATGGTGATCTTCGTAGGCATCAGCAGAAAAAAGAAGAAGAGTTTACTGCAAAGATAGAAGCATTAGAAGCACAGCTAACTAAAGCTGCAAACAAAGAACTTGTACTACCCAAGACTGATGAAGAGTTAGAAGCTTGGAGTAAGGAGTATCCAGACGTAGCAAGCATCATTGAAACTATTGCTGATAAAAAGTCTAAGTCTGCTGCTAAAGAGTTAGAAACTCGTATGGCTGAACTAGAAGAGCTTCGTGTAAACGCTACTCGTGATAAAGCAGAAGCAGAACTAATTAAGATGCATCCTGACTTTATTGAGATACGTGAAGATGATTCATTTCATACATGGGCAGAAGATCAACCTAAGTGGGTACAAGATGCATTGTACGAGAATATAGACGATGCAAAATCTGTAGCACGTGTTATAGACTTGTATAAAGTAGACAAAGGTATTACTAACAAGAAGAAAGCTAAACCTGCAGAAAAAGCAGCAGCAGCTTCGGTAAAGACAAAAAGCGCTGCAGCACCAGAGCCAGACGAATCGGCTAAAATGATTCGTGAATCTGAAGTAGCTGCAATGTCTATTAAAGAATACGAAAAGCGTCAAGAAGAAATACTGGACGCTCAACGTAGCGGAAATTTTATTTATGATGTGTCAAGAAAATAGTTGACAAAAACAGCATCGTAGATAAAACTATGGCATATACACAACAGCCAATGTGTGTATGCTACAAAGCACTAGCCACACAAAAAGACTTACCTCTAAGTATAGGCCCAGCGCAAAAGAGATAGCGCAATCTCCAAGCATAGCTGACTACCCTAAAACGAAGAGCCTCTTCACGGTGGATATGTAGTGTTAATTTTCACATCATATCTATAAGGAGATTAAGTATGATTACATCGGCAAGCGGAGGCTTTGACGGCAATTTTAGCCCGATTATGTACTCCAAACAGGCGCAGATCGCATTGCGAAAAGCATCTGTAATTAGCGCAATCACAAACAACTCTTACTTCGGAGAGATTGCAAATCAGGGTGACGTTGTACGCATCCAAAAAGAACCAGACGTAACTGTTAACGCTCTAGAGCGTCACACAGGTATAACTGTAGAGAAGCTAGATGACACTGACTTCCAGTTAACCATTGACAAGGCTAACTACTTTGCTTTCAAAATGGATGACATCGAAGACCAATTCTCACACGTTGACTTCGTAAGCCTAGCTGCAGACAGAGCAGCATACAAAATGGCTGACGCTATTGACGTAGATATTTTACAGTATATGACAGGTACTAACCCATCAACAGGTCAGTATGCAACAACTGTATCGGGTACTGCACAGCACCCAACAGCAAGTGAGATCAATGGTGAATTTTTGAAAGTTAACCAGTTGGATATGTCTGACTTCAGCAATATCACAACTTCAGCTTCATCATCTACAACTGGTGACTCAGTACCAGTAGCACCTAGACTACCAGGCGCTCAAGCAAAAGCAAACAACGTAGCATCACCCTTGCAAGTTATTGCAAGAATGGCACGTCAGTTAGACACTCAGAATGTTGACTCACGTGGACGTTACTTGGTTGTTGACCCAATCTTTGTCGAAATGCTAAAAGACGAAGACTCACGTCTTCTAAATTCAGACTTCGGTGGAAGCGGTCTTATGAACGGACAGGTTGCAACAAACATTCACGGTTTCCGTGTACACGTTTCAAACAACCTACCAACAGACGGTACAGGACCAGGAACATCTGGCACAACTGCACAAGATGACAACTTCGGTATCATCCTTGCAGGTCAGGAAGAAGCGGTTGCAACTGCAGAGCAGATCAACAAAGTAGAAAACTACAGAGATCCTGACTCATTCGCAGACATCGTACGTGGTATGCACCTATACGGACGTAAAATCTTACGCCCACAAGGTCTTGTCACAGTACGTTACAACGCTGCTTAATCAAGATAAACTTAGAGGCTGGCTCACGCTGGCCTCTTCGTGCATTTAACATAAGGACATTCTCATGGGTACTATTACTACAGCAATGTGCAACAGCTTCAAGCAAGAGCTACTTGGGGGTGTTCACGACTTAGACACACATACATTAAAACTAGCGTTAATTAAACCTTCCCCTACAGGTACATACGGTGCAGCTACAACTAACTACTCTGACATCACAGGTAACTCAGATGAAGCTACAGGCACAAACTATACAGCAGGGGGGCAAAACCTAGATTCGGCTACAATTACATTATCGGGAACTACGGCATTTGTAGACTTTGCAGATGAAGTCTTTTCCAACTTGACTATATCGGCTGGTGGGGCTATCATATATAACAGTTCAGCCAGTAATAAAGCAATAGCTATATTCGCTTTCAGTTCTACGGTATCTTCTACTGCAGGTGACTTTACGGTAATCTTTCCTACTGCAGATGCGTCCAACGCAGTTATACGTATAACCTAAAGGTAAACAAATGGCATTAGTACTAAAAGACAGAGTACGAGAAACTACTACCACCACAGGCACAGGAGCTTTAACTCTTGCTGGTGCTTCTGCAACGTTTGATACCTTTGCTTCTGTTATGTCTACCAATGACACTACTTACTATGCAATAGTACATGCAGGTGGTGCAGATGAATGGGAAGTAGGACTAGGAACATATAGCGGAACCAACACACTGACACGTACAACTGTACTGTCTAGCTCAAACAGTGGATCAGCAACAAACTTTTCAGCAGGAAATAAATTTGTATTTATAACTTTACCTGCAAGCGTTGCTGCTCACCTTGATCCTGCATCAGGTGATCACGACTTAGCATCTATAATTACTTTAGGTAATCACGACACAGATAATCTTTCTGAAGGGTCTACCAACTTGTACTACACTAACGCTAGGGTTGATGCTAGGATAGCGGCAAACCCATCAGGTGATCCAGCAGGAACCGCTGTTGCAATGGCGATAGCTTTAGGATAATATTATGGCAAATACATTTCTTAGAAAGACTTCTCGTAGTATAGGAACATCGGCAACGACTGTAGGAAGCTACACGGTTGGTAGCTCGACACAGACAACTATAATAGGTTTGTCTTGTTCCAACAGAACTACCTCAGCTATAACAGTCGATGTAGTACATAGCGATGGCTCTAACGAAACATTCTTAGTTAAGACAGCTACGGTTCCTAGTGGAGGCTCACTTGTTGTTGTGGGAGGTGATCAAAAGGTCGTCTTGCAAACAGGCGATAGCATTAAGGTGACATCAAGTGCAGCCTCCTCTTGTGATGTAATGATGAGTATATTGGAGATTACCTAATGGGTAAGTCACACGATCTAGCAACTGCTGCTGCTGGTTTTACTTTTTCTGGAACAGTAGACGCTAGTTCTGGATTAACTACTCCTGCTGGACATATAGTAGCAGTTCATAATGCAATAAGTACAGTAAATGCACAGGCAATAAACTCTACTTCACTTGTAAACATTACAGGTTTATCTATTACAATAACACCTAAAAATGCAAACAACTTGATTATTATGGATTCAACAATTCCTACTACAAATACTTATGTTACTAATTATACTTTCTTAAAAGACGGAGCTACCACTGTAACAAGTCTTAATAGTACTTCTGGTATAAGTAACGTACACTTAATACAATATATGCCAGAAGTTCAAACAAGTGAAGTTTCTCAGGTTATGCAAGTTTCACTACAGCATTTTGAAACGGCTGGCAATACAGATGAAAGAACATATACCGTTGCTTGTTGTTCAAAGTGGGGTAGTAGTAGTTATAATATGTATGTAAATAAT